CCTGCGACCGGTGAACGCTGGATAGTTGTTTCTGATGTTCATCGGCCGTTTCATAATCAGGTACTATGGAATAAATTATTAAAATTGATTAACGATTTAGGATCTAATTTACACGGAATTTGTTTAGCGGGTGATTATTTGGACTTATACACGCTTGGCAGTTATAACGCTGACAGTTTGAAAAACTTATCAGGCCTGACATTACAGGATGAATACTTAGACGGATTGCAGGGTATTGACGAATTAGAACAAGCAGCTAACAAAGGAGTAAAAAAACTATTTTTGTACGGAAATCATGAGGATAGATATTTCAGACACGTAGCTGACAAAGATAACGCAAAATATGGCGGTGCGTTAGTTGATCCGATTGAGGCGCTCAGATTAACAGAACGCGGATGGATTGTAAAAACTGATTGGCAGTCTGATTTTTTCACACTCGGAACTCACTTAGATGTAGTTCATGGAATTTACATAGGGGTACACGCTGCAAAAACACACCTTGATAGAACTTCTCATAGTGTTATGTTTGGACATACTCACCGAGTTCAATGTTTTCACACTGGTAACCGTGCCGCGTTTAACATCGGAGGATTATTCGATATAAATAGTAAAAGTTTCACCTACATGAATCGTTTTAATCGTCAGCTGTGGGCGAACGGTTTCGCGATTGTGAACATTGAACCGAACGGATGTTTTTTTGTCGAACAGGTTAACGTCTGGGATAATAGATTTTTGGCAAATGGTAGAATGTATTAAAAAAGCCCCGCGATGCGAGGCTAATGTGTTAGTATAATATTTTAATAAAAAATACTCTTGAACTTATGCCTTGAAAAACAAAGCAATTTACGCCTTGAATTTGTAATTTAGCTTTCATGTTATTAGCCTGAGTTACATTTGAATAAGTAACTGCATTTATACCGTATGTTTTGTGATTTTTTGCAAATACTAATGTACCACATCTCAATTTAGCTGTTAAAACTTCAATTTTTTTAGCTTGTTTTGGTGCTGTTAAAGTGTTCATGATCGTTCGTTTTTTAAAGTTTAGATGTTGTTTCGTTCTTTGTTGATACAAATTTACGGCGACTTTATTTAATAACCAAACTTTTAATAAAAAATGTTTAAATTATTTTTACGTAGCATTTCCCGCGCTGATAAAAACGAGCGCAACTATACAAAATGGTTATCGACATACGTCCCTGAAACGACGTCCCAAAGAATCGAATTAACGCGATGTTATACCGACCGGAACGATAATAATTTTTATATCTTAAAAAACCCTGCAAACCTGACACGGGAACGGGCGCAGCGGATTGAAGAAGCTATATTAGCAATCGACTACGGCATTAAGAAAGACGATATAACCGAGCGTATCAATAAGATAAAAGAATCAATACAGGAAATGCCATGGCAAAGTATGACCCGCGATAAATTACGCGAATTTCATACTCAGTCGCTCGATTCAATTAACGATTTGTTATATCGTATGAAATCTATCAAAGTGGATGATTTGATAATTGAGGCGGGTATGTATTTTCTGTACATCGACGGCGAGAATCCTTATATAATAAATTCCGAAACACTGCAGAGAAAACGCGACGCGATAGATGCCGACGACGAGCTGCGCGCTTTTTTTTTGAACACTATGGAACAAATCTTAAACGGCTTATCAACTACAAAACATTAAACTTTCCGCGACTGTTAAAGGTTGACAATAAGAAACTAAAAACGCCTGAAAAACGTTTAAGCTATCAGCGCGCGATGCAGAAACTAAAGGAACAATCGAGGGAGAATGATTATGTAATTACGAAGGGAGATCCTGTCAGTATGGCGAATGTTAGATTCTGGGTTATCCGCGATTATTATGCAGCATTAGAACAAATATTAAAAGATTCTGATAGAGCTGAGGCTCTGAATAAAAAACTAAAATAATGGCAGATTTTAAAGACGTTTATAGTTTAGAGTTTAACGCCTCTCAGTTTTCTGCTGAGGTTGACGCGGCTATAGGTAAAATTGAAGACCTAACCGCGGCCATCGAAGACGGCGCCGATAGTGCTGACCAATTAGCAGCCGCACAAAACGACCTAACCATGGTTTTAGGCAAAGAGGCTAAGGGGGTAGAGCAATTGAACCAAAAACGAACGGCATTAGTCCAGACGCAGGGCAAGCTCAACAAAGAAACTAAAACGGGCGCGGCGGTTACTAATGAATTGACAAATACTAATAAAAAGTTAGCAGTTGAAACGGGCACCGCTGCAGTAAGACAAAAGTCTTTAGCGAGTCAGTTTATGTCGGGCGTTCGTAGTATAAACTCGATGAAACGTGCCGCAGGTTTGTTGGTCTCAGGTTTTAGGTTGTTAGCTTCTGCGTTGCCGTTTGGCTTGATTTTGGCGGCGGCTGGGCCTATATTGTCGTTTTTTAGTTCGATGTTTAGAGGTGTTGATAAGAATGCCGAAGCGATGGAAAAGCTAAAAGATGAAAGTTTGGGATACGGTGAAAGATTGACGATTATTCAGGACGAAATCGAAAGACTTAATATATTAGAGGGCAAGCGTGGTTATCTAACTGAGGAAGAAAAGCAGCAACGTCAGGAACTAACCGACTTATACAAAAAGACAGCAGATGAAATAGTAAAGGCGGAAGAAGATAGGTTTAATCGGATTGAAGCGATACAAGACAAAACGGCACGATTTAGAGCCAAATTATTAGGCGATACAGTTGCGGGTGTTCAGGCAACGTTTGAGGCTGAAAAGAAAATATCAATACGCGAAAATGACAAAAAGTTTAAAGTTCTATTAGCTGAAAACTTAAAACTAAATGCAGAATATAAAAGACAAACATTAGCAGGCGAATTAGATAGAGCTGCTGCCACTTATCAATTGTTATTAAATAATGCAGATGAACGCGCATCACTTCAACAGGATTTAGATACAGATATTAAAGAATTAAAAATTTCAGCAAATAAAGAAATTGAAAGAATTATTAAAGCTGATAATGATAAAAAGTTAGCGGCCGAAAAGAAATACATGGACGACATGGATAAACTTCGCGCTGACTTTGAGGCTAAGACTGAAAAAGACTTAGAGGATGGAATGAAACAAGCAATGAAGGCAACTGAGGAAGAAATAGACCGACGATTAAAAGCTGAACAGGATTTATTAGACTTTCAAACAGAATCTAAAAAAGGATTAGACGATTCTATTCAGGAGCTAAAGGATAGATTGAATGAAGAAAACACAATAAAAGCAAATAATAGACAGGCTCAGTTAGCTCTTGATTTGCTTGCAATGGAGCAAATGAGAAACTCTGAACTATTAGCCGCTTTTGGAAATGCTGAGGCGCAGGCCCAGATAGATAAAAAGTATAGCGCCCAAAGAGTAAGATTAGAAAACGAAGCAAATGCCGAGATTATTCAAAGCCAAATTAAGCTGCTCGAAAAACTTGCAATACTTGCAAAAGATAATCCTTTATTAAGTTCGGAACTTAAAAAACAGATTGCAGAATTTAAATTACAATTAGCTCAATTAGGTAAAGAAATTGAGGACGAAACAACCCCGCCAGAAGATTTAGAAGAAAAATGGAGAAAAGCATTAACCGGCATATCTAATGCGCTACAAATCGGATCAGATGCAGTCTTTCAGGTTCTTAACGCTCAAATCAGCGCGTATATTTCCAACTTAGACAAAGCAGCGGACAAATCAAAATCGGCACTCGATGAGATCCGCGCCAACTCTGAAGATTATAACGCTCGACAGTTAGAAATGGAAAAAGAGCGATTAGAGAAATTAGAACAACAGCGCGAGGAAGCAATCGAGAAAGAAAAACGATTAGCACAGATTCAATTAGTTATAAATAGCACGCTCGCGATTGCCAAAGCAGCTGCCGAGGGTGGTGCAGCTGCCCCGTTCACAATTGCTGCAACACTTGTTGCACTTATCGCGGGATTTGCATCAGCACGCGCAACGGCTAACGGCGCATTCTTTGACGGTACAGAATACTTACAACGTGGCGGTAATCCGTCAGGGCGTGATACTATTCCAATTTGGGCCAATGAAGGCGAGGCGATTATTCCGACTCAGACAAACTCAGAATACCGAAACGCAGTAAGCGCGATTTATAACAAATCGATACCGGCCGACGTATTAAACCAATTTGCATCAGCTTACAAACAGGGCGGACTACAATCAGCGCTATCTTCGCTCGGTAGTGATGTGAACTTGAATACAGAATTAGGCGGTAAATCAGTATTCGTTAACGTCGGTAATAATTTCAGCGGCTTAGAATCGCGATTAGAACGAATTGAAAACGCACTCATTGAGCTGCCAAAATATATGCCCCGAACGACTGTAACGGCGAACGCGAACGGAATATTTAAAACAGTAGAGGCACGCATGGCCCGCGCGCGATTCTCGAAAGACAGGGCAAAATAAATACGATCCGTATAGCTTCCCGTTAGATCAGCTTGCGGATCATTTTTTATTAAAATATTGTAAAAAAATAGTACTATATTTGCGTATGAAAAATACAATCTTAATTTTATCGGCCATATTTTTAACGGGCATCGTATCAGGTTGGCTAATACGTTCGTCAGAATACCGCGTAAATTCCGCCGTATTAAAATATCAGGACTCAATCTATACTGAGATATCAAACATACGAATTGAGCGCGACGGACTAAATAAACAAATCGACAGCCTTACAATTTTATTTAATACGGGCAATTCTAAATTATCAAATCAAATAACGCAATTGAAATATGAAAAACCGCCGCAAGTTAATTATAATATCGTTTCTGATTCTGCTCTGCTCAAACGTTTACTCGCAAAGTGACACGTTTATGATTTTAAATAGACATCAGGCTGAGTTATTTGCGTCACGTTTTGATAGTCTTAAATATTATAAAACTGTCTATCCTAATTGTATTAACTCGCTCGATACGGCTATGAGTTTATTTAATTATGCCGCAAAAATAAACACATTTCAAGAACGTAAAATTGCAGGATTAAATGAGGAAATCGCGGGCCTAAATTATATAATCACATCGCACAAAGCGAACGAATACGTAAACACGAAATTACAACAATCGTTATACCGTGAAAAAAGCCGTAAAAAAGCATGGCGCTCGGTTGCGATTACGGCCCTATCAATTATAACTATCACATCGCTGAGTATAATTTTAATATAATGCAGAATCTACAAATATATTTCGATGGTGGTTTGATGGACTTAGACGATTTTAACGGAACTCAATCCGCGAGTTTTGTATTTCGCAAAAAATCAGAATCAGGAGAATCGGCGTATAGTTTCGCGCCTGATTTAGTCCTGACCGGTGCGGCTTATGATTACGTTTATAATCAAATTATATCGGCCGCGAATCCGATACTATCAGAAATATTAGTAGAGATTTATGATACTTGTTGTATTGTAGACGGTTCGCCGCGTTTAATTTTTACGGGCCGCATTGAGGGCTCTGATGTTCGTTGGTGTACTGTTCCAGTGTGCGAGGCAACAGTTACAATAATTGATAATTCCCGCGATGCTGAGGCGATAAGATGTTTAAAAAACATATTCCCGTGGGATAGACGAACAACTGCAGGCATTAGAACTGACGGAATTGATGAATTTCGCGTAGCGCCTTGGATGTATTATTGTAACGACTTAAAACCCTCAGCGACTCAGGAGGCTATCATGATTATGGGTATAGCTCTGTTTATGATAATTTCACCTGTATTATTATTGATTCAATTATTTAATCTTATTTCTAATATTGATGAAAACGTATTTGAAAACTTATCTAATTTTATTGTAGGTTGCGGCCGTCGGCATATCGCGCCGTTCGTAGATTCGCAGTTAAAAAATATGTGTAAACTTTGCGGACTTCAATATCAATCGACTTTGTTTGATGTTGGCGGGTATTATCACAACACTGTTAAAATGGATATTGCTTTTGTTCCAGGCGATAATATTTATTTTAATAACATTGGTTTTTTTAATGATGTCGCTACTGAACAGAATAAAGCAAACTTAAACGGCGTGCAATTCTTAGAATTTTTTAAACAATGTAATATTGATTGGCGCGTAGTTAATAACACGTTGGTAGTTGAAAGAAAAGATTATTTTGTAGGTCCGTTGTGGTTTGACTTAACAATACTACCAACGGATAAAATACTATCAGTTTGCTTTGATGCGACCGACATTAAACCTGCCGCATACGCTGAGTATATGTATCCTAAAGATGGCGTTGATAGCTCAGGCGATGAGGTTGCGAAACGTTGGACTCAGCGCGCGATTGATTGGAATATTCCAATTAACGCGAATCAATCAGGATTATTTAGTAAAACGTTCACATTTTCAGCTGCTCAATTCCGTTTCGATGGAAACGCCCCCGACGTCAACCCAATTGATAAACCTGCATACGTAACGTGGTATCCGTTCGTTCAAACTCCCGAAAATGAGGTAGCGATGTTTTTAGAAAAAGGTATTTCAGGATTCCCAAAACTAATAAATATAGAATCAATATCAGGGCAAATAATAGCATGGAACGGCGCATATCGCGGTCAGGCTATACCTGATTTTAAATTATTTCCAAGCGGACTACGGGCCTATAATTATAAGTGGTGGGTATTTGAACAACCGTTCACAGACGCAGGCGGTAACACATACGATACCGCATATCAGAGGTTATTTAATATCGACGATCCGCGAAACACAACCGTAAAAACGCGCAGAATAACGATAACCGTAACGGCTGACTGCGAACTATTAACAGGCCTATCAGTCGATAAGTTTATTCATACGACTTACGGCGATGTACAAATCGACGAAATTACATACGATACAAATAATAATTCACTCACAATTAACGGACGCGTTTAAATATGGCATATCAATTTAATAATATTACATTAGATCAAATCGATAGTACAGGCGCTGTTCTGTTTAATATAAATACGTTCACAGCTGCGACTATTCCCGCGCTGTTAAATGTTTTCGCAATCGGTAACAGGATAAAATTAACCCTCACAATCGACGCATCAGGTGCTGACACGTTTAATAATAAATCGTTAAGATATAATCCAGGATTATTTATTCCAAACACGGGAGCCGCTAACGCTTATCTATTAGGGTGGGAGTCTAACGGCTCACTTACAAACGTATTGACGGCATGCGTTCCGAATTTCGGCAACGGCACAAACTTACCTGCGCGCCAAAATATAAGCTGTTCTATGTCGGTCGATGCTATGTTTACGACGGCAACAATTGAATTTATTTTTTACGTGACATATGACATTCAACAGTATGCAGGTATATCACCTCAGGGAATAAATCAGCTAAATATTAACCGTTTTATTTCTGCAGCGGCAACTGGTACATTTACTAATTCATCTCAAACTGTTTACAGAACAAATAAAAACTTCGGATCTGTAGCATACGTTTTCGATAGTATCGGATTCGGTCAGCATGTCTTAGAGCCTGTCGGATTAAATCGGTTTTTAAATATGCCATCTTTGGCGCGTTGGTTTAATTCTGATTACTCAGGATTTACTACGGGCATGCGTTACCTCGCAGAAATCGAAATAACGTCACCGACTCAAATCGGCGCAGGTTTGCCGAGTCTTACGTTAGCGACCGCCGCATCAGCTCAGGCACTACCACAGACTAATATATTAGGCACATACAACGTCACAAATAATCAGCTCGCACTCGGCGAAATGAACGCCGTTAGTATTTTATTATCAGGTGACGCGTATACGGGCAGCGTTGGAAATCCTGCGATAACAGACGTTCGTGCGTTACTATTCAGAATTGATGACGTAACAAATACAATTGATTTTGTATCAGATTTACAGCTATCTGATGCGGTAATAACTGCGGGTACTGTTGCCGTTGCTCAGATTGACGGCGCGATATGGTCACCGTGTGATTGGTTTGAAGACGTTCCGAACCCCGACGATATTAGGATACAATTTATGATTGACGGGTCAATGCTGACGATTAGCGGACGTTATTTTATAATAGTTAATATTTACGATTCTGTTAATACTGACTATGTGACATCGCACATTACGCCCGAACTTACAGCGACATACACACCGCCCGCGATACCTACGATAACGGGGTATTTAAGCACGTATAACAAAGAATACACAGGGAACGAATTAACAGTATGCCCGCACCAACGAATCAAAGCGACGATAAATATTGATAAGGCATCATACGCCGCCGCACTGCTCGCGTTAGGTATTACGGGAACGTTTGACGGCAGTCTGTTCGGTATTATCTGTAAATTGGAAAATATAACGGGCGTAGTTAATCAGGTGCAAGGATACATACCCAACACGTTAACGCCGCCCTTAAATAATGAGATTTTAACGCCCGCGATGGAGTTAATAACCAACGACGCGACGGATTTACGCCTCGAATGTATTTTCCGATTAGAGGAAGAATACGCGGGCACTAATCCTGAAATAACGTGGACAATAACATTTAATCAGCCGACTGCGACGCTCGGAATTACTCAGCAGGTTCAGGTCGATTATATTCAAAAATTAGACGTTATAGTTTTTGAGAATGACGCGATAAGTCCGAATTTGTTAGCGGTTAGATTTTACGATGCTGATTTTTACCCAGCTACAAAAATAGAAATAATTGATTTTTGCGACGTTCAGCAGGTAATTGTCGAAGTGGAAAAAGACCCGACGTTCACCGGTTCGATTAACTTAATTGCAACGATTTACCCCGCATCAGAATCAGGTAACACGACCGCCGCGCAGATTCAAGAAGAATGCGAATGGGCGCCCGTTGTGATTCAGATGGCGCAATTAGTATCAGGTAAATTAGACGCGGTCGAAACAGGTTTTTTAGGCGACGACTTCGCGACGTTTAGAATAAATTGTCAACAGCTCGCGTTAGGTCAGCGTTATTGGGTTACCGCGATAGCGTTTCAACAGATACCTGATTATTGTCCGATTGGTTTGGTTGCGATTACTACGGTTTCAAATTCAAGGAGCGGAACGGCCGTTCCTGGGTGGGCGATTTTATCGAATCCGAGTTCTGTTATCGCGGAAATTTTAGCACATCCTGACTACATAGGCGGATTAAATGTTGTTCAAAATAACTTTACTGATATTCTTAATAATCAGGTTGGATTGTATACTAATTACGTAGGTTATCAGGTGGGAACGTTAGCTATTGATCAGAGTTTAGGAACTGTTTATTATAGGCTCGTAATTGATGCTCAGTTTGATTCAGGATCAGGAACTCACACCGTTAGACATACATTAGATGTTCCCGTAAACGTTCCACCAATACCAAATTTGCCGCCCGTTGTGAGTCTTAGTAATTCTTATGAATGTACGGATTTAGGATAAAAATCGAAAACCAACCCGGGTGCGCTGTTCTGATGAGAAGCGTGGTTGGTATTATTAAGTACAAATGTATAACAAAAAGTTTAAATTATTAGGATAAAATAAAACGGCCCGCATAATCGCGGGCCGTTTTTGTTAATTGTTTTTTGTTTTTCTAAATCTTCGTTTCGGTTTTTCAGGAACGGCCAAGAGTAAGCCTGAAATTATACAGAAAGCTGCAATTAGAAACAGCATGTATCTTCGTTTTCAAAGTGTGACATTATTTGTTCCTCAAAATATTCCATCAATTCAAATTCGTCGCGGTCAAAAATAACGGCAGCTTCTTCGGGCGTTAGTTCTTTTTGAAAGTCTTCAATAAAAATTGAATCTATATCAAAGTGTGCAGGCTCATCAGGTTCAAGCTGTCCGCCTGATTTTTCGCGGTATCCTGCGTGAAAAGGATAGAATGTACCTGTTAATTTTACACTTACCTCGTTAGATGGGAAATTATCGCACGCCATAGGAATGCAGCAGCTGAATTGTTTCATAGTTTAGTTTTTGATTGTTATTTAAGGGTGGTCGGTGGTGATTTCAATACACCATCTTTCCGAGGAACGCTCTACCGATTGAGCTAACCGACCTTTTGCAACGCATTATTATAAATTTTTCAAGTATATTCCAAAATAATTGACCTTTTACTACTGATGAATTTCTATTGTTAGTATTTATGTAAATTACAGTTCCACCAATATCAATTCTTTCGTAGCAATCTGTTTTATCTCTACCTTCTTCGGTATTAATCCATTTTATATAAACTCTTGGTCTTGTATCTACAAGCAATTCCACGTCTGTTATTTGTTCTTCAAATTCCATTTTTATATTTTATTAGCAACCGATAAATGTAATTGCTTCGCAGTCTGTGCGCACGCCTATAACTTTTGTACTACTGCCATTTGGCTCAGTATAAACAATGTCAAAATAATGACGGCCGTTATCTTCGTAATGATTTGTAATACGCGCTGGTTTGCTGCAGTATTTAATAGCTTTGTATTGTGATGGTTTTCGTGAGTCTTTCATAATATTAGTTTTTTGTAGTTTAAAAAATGCAGGTTTGCGGAGAGCCTGCTTCCGTATATTTTTATGATAATTTACAAACTAATCTGCTTTTATTTAATTTTTGTTGATATATATCGTTGCTTCCTTTTGGACTTGTTGAAATAATAATCATTTTAGCAGTTTCTTTGATTATTTCATTTACAACATAAACGCTGCCAAAATTCCACATTAAAAAATCGCCTTGTTTAATGTTTTCAGCTGGAGTTCCTAATACTAAACCAATTGACTGTAATCTCATTGCGTTTTTGTTTTCAGGTGTTGTTAGTTGGTATTTCATAATCTTAGTTTTTTGTAGTTAGTTAATATCCTTTCGTTCTTTGTTGATACAAATATACAACCCTTTCCGACATTTACAAACATTTTGCAAATTTATTTTAAATTTATTTTCCAATTAGTTCGTAATATTGCAATATATGCTGATAACCTATCCTGTTTCATACGTTTCTGAGGACTCTTATACATATTGTTTCCGCCAACCTGTGCCGATTCGATACAGCTGCCCCGTATTACCGCCTAACTTCCTAAGCGATGAAACGGACGGATGGAATTGTAATCTGTGCGGATCTGATTCAGCATTTTACGCACCTTATGAGCGTGGTGATATTATACCATTTCAAACATCATTCGCGGATAATTACAACCTACCAGCTGATGTTTTGGTATCAGGTTTTCAAACAAATTTTAGCACGTCGCACTATGTAAAAATTGAACTACAAGACTGCTGCGGTGTGACCGTTTCAGAATTTGTCGATGAGTTTTGTGAAACATACTATGTCGGGTTTTCGGTCGCTACCGGTTCGATTCAAACATGGTTTATAAATACGGGATTATTCCCTCAGTCGCTTGAATGTTTCCGTTTAAAAATATCGTATTATAAGTACAATCAAATAACCTCATTATCCGAATTAGAGAGGACAATCTACACGGAATATTACAAAGAGGTTGCCGATTGTGGCTATACTGATACGGCTTTAATTGCTTCGGTTTATGCCGATTATGACTGCTATAATAACTTCTATGGCACACTTACAAACACGCTCGGCGTTGGCAATACTGCGTATTACAATTCTATGCGAGTTTGGGGTGCAGTTGAGTTCTTAGGCGATTCAGAAGCGAGTACTGAGAATGATAGAAACGTTGTTATATCTAAAGTTATAACTGAAAATTACGGTATTATTTCGGGCGTTTATCCGCCGTATTTCGTAAAACGATTAGCGCAAACTGTGAGAGGTAACAGCGTGACCGTTGACGGAATACAATATCAAAATTTTAGCTATGATCAAAAACCTGACGATATAAAAATGTTTTTAATTGATCTCAGCTTTGATAAAAAATGTAGGTTAGATAATCGTACCTGCTCGTAAAAAATCATAAAAATAAAATTAACAAATGAGAAATAATTTTGAATTTATTAAAGCGTTCTGCGGTGTGTTCGGAATCTGCCCGCCTTGCGTGGACGAAGAAAACGTCCCTAACTACCTTTGTGACCCTTGCGACTCGACCGTTTACGGCGGTGGTATCTCAGGATGGTACGCCAAAAAATGTAATTATGATTTCGTTTTAATTACTGATGAGGCTGAATGGCTCACGGCAATTGAAAACAAAGATGTTTTCGGACGTGTTAACGGTTCCCGTATTTCGGGCGGTTTACCTGCTCCCGATTTCACAACTAAAAAACGCGGTAGCTGCGGACAGGAAGAAATTGTAAAACAATCGCGCACGGTATCGCTAACAGATGCTGAAAACGATGCGACGTTCTCAATTGATTCGCTGTATAATTTTTTAGCTATACCCGCGAACGCTGCAGGCTATGAATACGGTTTTGTTACGTGCGATGGTCGTTTCTTAGGATGGTTCTCAAACGTTGCCGTTCGCGCGTTCTATCAAATCGCTGAAACTGATGAGGATGATTCTTATTGGACTGCAGAATTTAGATATAATGAGCAGCTCGGCACATTCTCGCAACAACAATTATCATTCCTGTTAACTCAGTCTTATAATACGTGTTGGGTGCTTGGTGCGGTTGTTACAGGTACAGGAGGAGCGGTTACTGTTGCGGATGGTGCAACGCTTCAAATGATTGTAACTATTACACCAACTAACGCAACCGATCCGACGGGAGTATGGTCTGTTGTCGCGGGTTCTGGTACGGCGACTATTTCCGTCGGCGGATTGCTGACCGGTACAGGCGCGGGCACCGTTACTGTTGTATGGACTGCGAATGATAATTCGGGCGTAGTTGCTACACTTGGAATTACTGTTACTCCTTAGAATAATTCAGGGCGGTTAATTGCCGCCCTGATTATATAACGCAAGAAAGAGCAAAGGTGGTTCATCGGTCTCATAAGCCGAAGGTGGTAGTTCGAATCTATCTCTTGCGTCAAAAATCATAACCCAAAAAAATGACAATCGAAGAATACTACGCGTTTATAAATTCGCTCGGCACTACGTTACTAAATCCACCCGTCCACCCGTTTAAATCGGAATGGGCGAAGATTTATAACGACATTAAGCCTCATTTTTTTGGAGACGTGCCGCCCGCGTTAGAACGTGCGTTCCCGAATGAGGATAACGAAATTTTGAACTATCGAAAAAATACGTATCAGCCAAAAACAGAATCGCCATTGGTTAAAGCGATAACAGAATTAGGGCGTTTGTTGTCGAATGCGAAACACTCAGTAAAATTCGAAAATAAAGAAATGCAGGATTATGTCGAAAATAATAAATTCGGCGACCAATCTATTATTAGGTATTTTTTTAATATGTTTGTACCTAATCGAATCCTCGACCCTAATGCGGTTATGTTAGTGATGCCAACGGGCGCAGGATTAGAAACTGATACAGAGCGCGTTGATATTGAATTGAAAATTATTCAATCAGAACGTATTATTTTTAACGATCCTGACTATAGATTACTAATTTACAAAGGAACAAATAAATCGAAATACGCCGCCATCGGGGCAGCTGCTCCAAATTATTATTATGTTGTTACTGATATGTTTTTCGCGGAAATTAAACCCGTGCAAGACGATCAGAATTTTATCGTAACTTACGAACATAATAGCGGTGTTATGCCATGGGTAACTTTGGGCGGGCGTTCCGTACCGAAGCATGATTTTTATGGGAATACGTTTAATATTTATAAATCAGATTTCAGTCCCGCGATACCTTACCTCAATGATGCGGCGATATTCGATAATCAGCATAAATCTGTAATGTTAGCGACTTGTTTTCCTGTTAAATTTGTTGAAGGTGTTGATTGTAAGACTTGTTTTGGTACGGGCCGATGTGTTAACCCGCTCGACTCTGATAGTAGTATAACCTGCGGCACGTGTAACGGTAACGGGAAAACATTAAGCATAACGCCGTTGGCAGCGTATAACATAAATCCGTCAACGAATAAATTTAGAGAGGGCGAGGTCGGCGTAGATCCGATTCGTTATTTTTCGCCCGACGTTTCTACGATTGTTGAAACAGGTAAAGTAGCGACCGCGGCACTCGACAAAGCAGAACAGGTATTAAATATTAACCGTTCTTTAAAATCAGCGCAATCGGGTGTTGCTAAGGAAATGGACCGCGAACCCGAATACATTGAGGTCGGTAAAATATCCGACGACGTCTACGCTCGAATGAAAGATACGTTAGAAATCATTCAGGCCCTCAGGTTTATGGATACAGAATCTGATATTATTGTTAACGCTCCGATTTCGTTTGATCTAAAAACAGAAATCGAATTGATGTTAGAGTTTGCCGAATCACAAAAAGGGCAACCCGCTGCGATTCGTTTTGAGGCGTACATTAGCTATATGGATAGACGATTCTCGGCAGATCCGATTGCGCGCCGTATTGCGGAGATATGCGCGATGTATATTAGTTTGTATCTGTATACTGTTGACGAAAGAAATACGTTATTAGCATCAGGGCAATGCACTCAGGAAGACAGCATAAAAGCGACGTTTGTATTTGATGCGATTACCTCGATTTATTTTGATCAGAATTTTGACATAATGACGGACGACTGGAACGCGATTAAAACGCGAATTGATGCGGAGTTATCTCCACGTTTTGCGGCTCAAAGATCAAATATTTTACCTGAAATTGAAGTATTACCTAATGAAGATGAATTAAATTTATAATTATGAGCGGTGGACATTTCGATTATTCGCAGTATCGCATTATAACGATAACTGAAAGCATAGAATCAGAATTAGAAAATCAGGGTAAAGATTGTGAGTTAGACAAATGGGATCTACAATACTACCCTGATGGTAAATTACATGAGACATACCCAGAAGAAATACAGCAACATTTTAAAGATGCTATTATTGTCCTTAAAAAAGCATATATATACGCTCAGCGTATTGATTGGTATTTATCTGGTGACGACGGCGATGAAAGCTTTTTAAAACGACTGAAAGAAGAATTAGACAAGTTAAAAGATAATTAACCCTTACTTTATTACAAAATATTGCTAATTTTACCCTGACTTTGTTACATGGATCTCAATAAACCCGAACGAATAAACGAAGCAGCTCAGGCGTTACTACAAAAACGATTTGATAAAGTAGAACCTAAATTCGTTAAGGCTGTAGTGGAATGGATAACAAAATTTAAAACGACGAACGGAAGCATAATACGAACTAAGGCGAATACAGACAGATTATCAGGATTTAGTACAGCTGTTAATCGTTTTTTATTAAACGCTGGATATAACGATATGTTAGACGGTTTCTTAGAAAATTTTAACGCTGTTTCTGATGCTCAGATTGAAATACACGGCGAATTAAATGATATTAAATTAACCCGTTCGTTTATAAATCCGTTTAAATCGTGGGCCGTCAATAACGTCATCAGCGATATGACCGGGCAGGGCCTCAATGAAAATTTAATTAACCCGCTGCGATCTGAATTATTTATAGCAGTAAATCAGGGCAGCACGCTCACGGATGTTATAACGTCGATTTCAGGACAGCTGACGACAACCGAAACAAGGCAAGGCGTATTAAAAAGAATTGCACTACAGGCAAGCCGTGACGCGTTAGGACAGTATGACGGTATAGTTAATGAGGCGGTCCGTAAATCGTATAAATTAGATGCGTTGTTATACGTAGGTAGCCTCGTAAAGGATTCCCGCGCGCAATGTGAACGATGGGTAGATTACGATAAAAACGGTAAGGTAGGAATGTTATTATTTGAAGACTTAGAACAGGAAATAGCATGGGCAGAAAATAACGGCACGGGAATGATACCGAACACAACGCCTGAAAACTTCTGCCAGAATCGCGGCGGGTTTAATTGTAGGCATATCTGTTATCCGATTAGACGACCAAAAAACACATAACTATGTTAGTAATTACAGCGAAAAATAAAACAACCGGATTAACATCTGAATTTACGCCTACCGAATGGTATCAGGCACAACAAACTCACGAATATGATTATACTGGAACTAAATTTGTAAGCGAAAAAAACACGGCGCCCGTATGCGTGGGCGCGAATTGTAATAAATCAACCGTAAAACGCGGCTGCGGATGCGGTAAAAAAAATAAATAGATGATATTTATAACTGTATTTATTGCGTATTGTCCTGATATCGAAGACGAAGACGACGCAGACGACGAAATGATTCGATTAGGTTATATTCCTGAATATAAAGAATATGAAGCCGACATCGACATAACAGAAATTGAAATATATCACGAAGTAGAATTAAAAACGGGCGAAATAGGAACAAAAATACTAACTAAATCGGCAGCGGAGCTAATCGTATTGATGCCGATAGCAGAATTTAGAAATTTAATTAAAAAAACCTTGAAACAGTATGGAACATTTAAAAACAGTAATTGAAAAGCTCGGTATTGATTCCGAAACATTAACTAAGCTCGAAAAAGGCGAAATACAAGCCGATGAAGTGGTAAACGGATTAGTTAGCACGTTTGAAAAAACAGTCGCTGATCGAATCGGCAAAGTAGTTGAGGAGCAAAAGAAGTCGGAGCTGTTCGGCGCAGCGTACGCGAAAACAGAAAAACAATTCGCTGATGAGTTTGGAATGGATTTATCGAAGTATGAAACAGTCGATAAAAAAGATCGTTTTAAAACAATTGTTAAAGATTTAAAAACGCAGCAAACAGAATTATTCGATAAGCTGAAAAGCGAATATAGCGGCGTTAATGCTCAGAAATTGCAGCAGCTCACTGAACAATTAGAATTAGCAAACGCGAAACTAAAAGATAAAGAGCAAAGCATCGCCGACGCAATCCGCGCAGAGCAGGAAAAACTCATTAACTATAAGCGTGATAATCAAATTGAAAAAGTTCGTAACGTTTTAATTGAAGGCGTTAAGAATGCCAGACTCACCCAAAAAGAAATGCGCGCCGTTTTCGATGCTGAGATTCGCGAAAAGAAATACGATTTTGAGCTCGACGAATCAGGTAACGTTTGGATTACCAAAGACGGGCAGCGCGTAAAACATCCACAGCGCCCAACGGATAATTTGAAATATGAAACATTATTCGAAATGATTGCAGCTGAAAATAATTTCATAAAACAGTCGAACGGCGGCGAAAAGAAAACGTTCGAAATTGATGAAAAGGTAGCCGGTACGATGCACCCGAACCGATTAAAATACGTTACTGAAAAGTATTAAAATAATAAAACCCGTCAGCTTGCAAATAAGAAAAGCCCCGGCACATTGCTGGGGCTTTTTGTTATCATTAGAACCTGAGATTTACTTTTTCTCTTCGTTTAAAGTTGTAAATTTCCTCAATCAAGGTTTTGTATTGGCCTATATTTGTGCAATCTTGTAAGGCAGTAGGTTGAATTTTTAACTTTTGTAAAAACTCTGTAAATTCAAATATAGGATTATCAAGTAAAGAAATTATTGAATTTATAAATGACCTTCTTTTATATCCTTCATAATAGGGTGCAATTAAAAAAATCTTTTCAATTGTTTCTGTAGCTTTTCTTAAGTTTTTAATTTTAAAGCTACCTTCATAAAATGATACGTTTGGAGCAATTCTTGAAGTTGTACCTAATAAATACATACATTCATTATGACCTATTTTGTATGTATCTTTAAACTCTTTATAAATTAAATAATCTTTATATCCTAATTTACAGTATCCTTCTAAATAATCGTCAGCATTCCAAGTTTTTGAATTTTGATTAAGTATATGAACTTCATTTAGTCCATAACCTGTACAAACAACATAATGCAACGGTAGTGCCAATTCTTTTATTACATCAAATCGGTGCTGACCGTCAATTATCTGATATTTTTCATTTACCGTAATGATAGTAAATAGATAATTTTCTTTAATTGACTTTTTAAGTCGATTAATGTGTAATAAATTTTTATTTCTGTTTCCGTCAATTGGCTTAAACAAAAAATAATCTGTTGTTGTGTGAACTTGGTTAAAATCCATTGGTTCATTTTTTAAATTATTCATAATATTTATGGGTTTTATAACTCCGCCCAGGAGTGTGTTATTCGTTTTTTGGTTCTCTAAATCTGTTCATATTCTTTCGTCTCCGCTTTTCGGGAACTGCCAACAATAAGCCAATGCCGATGCAAAATGCTGCTATAAAGTAAATCATAGTGTTTTTTTTGTTAGTATTTATGAGGAAATACCGTTGATAATGGCTGAATGTATTTTTTATAATAATCAGATACCTCTTCATGAGTAAATTGTTTTATGTCGCCAACATCTGAAATTTGTATATAAGTTGATTTAGTACATATGCAGAATGCGCCATCAAGATCTGTTTCATCTTTTTGAACTTTCCACTCTGTAACGTCTATTCTATAAAATAAATCGTCTTGTTTTAATAATTTAGTTATCATTATTGTGTATTTAAGCAATAGTTAAAGAATCTGCTCGGCCTTTCAATTTTCCAATACTCCAAATTTCGATATCAGTAAACTGGAAATAGTTAACTTGACCTAAATAATACGTGCTATTTTCACGCGTACATACGGCCTGAAACATTCCATTTTTCATACGTTTGATGACGTAAAACTCAGTTAATGTGTTAAAATCGTGGTAAAACATAATTGTATTTTTAAAACCTACATAGGCACGGAATCGAACCGCGCTTGAATCTATCAGTAAATACTTTCTCAACCTGTTAGGTCAAACTGATAACTCGTTTTTCGCCGCATAAACTACATTGCAGGTTTCTTGTACAGGTGAAACTTTTACTATTTTTTATAAATTTTTCGCCTCATAACGTTGTAATTATTGCCCCAACAGCATACCCAAACGCATAAACAGAAGCGAGAATTAGCCGCTCTTTTGTTGTCTTTGCGTCGATTTGGTAAGCTAAGAAGGGCAGGTTAATGAATGGCCCGATAAAGGCAAAAAAAACTATTCCTATCAACTCCCGATTTGAAACGGAAATAATATAGTAGGTGCTGCAAAATTCTATAAGTACAGCGGATAGGAATAGTATTAAATATTTTTTCAAAACATCCAATATTTTTCCCACAGTTCGCGGTGGTGAGTTAATGAAAACTGCGCCTGTTCTTCAGTTTGGAATGCAAGGTGATAAAAGTCTCTCGAATATTCTCCAATAAAAAGTACATCCTTAGAGTACATCCTAAATCTGTAAATTGAATACTTACTTTGATTAGTATCACTCCAATCCGCCACCCAATCACCTACAGTAGCCTTATGTAGCTGCGAAAGCTGGGCAAATGCAAGGGCGGATTCTGCTTGTTGTTTGGTTGCGTAAATGTTTTTGTATATAAGGGAATCTGTCGGATAAATAACAGAGTAATTGTCTATAAAAAAACCTTGCTTTTTACCCAACTCCTCCCACGTTTTCGGCCATTTATTGATGGGTTCAAGTTCGGATAGTGGAACGGGGAAAATATGATCCGACTTTACCTCATTTTCGTACAAAATATGATAAACTTCAGCCACTAAATCATTTATCATTGAATGTAGAATCACTACAGTATTAGGCATATATTTCAGCCTGCATTTAGTTCCTGTTTTCATATCGTTTTGTTTAATAATTAGCTCATCAAATTAGTAACTTCAATTTCAACGTCATAACACGAATTGCAAAGGTATTCAATCCAAGTGCATGGGTCTAAAGTTGCAGTATGTTTCCAACCATCTTTTAGAAGTGGTTCAGCTTGCGCTTTTGCATCTTCAAGATTTAATGCCTTTACTTTACCATCTTTTGCATAAATAAAAATAGTGTTTTCCATGGCTATTATTTCAATAGTTTAAAAATCTAACATCATAAACCCAAAGGCCGTAGCGCTCAATTATAGCTATCAAAGCCTCAGCATACTTCGGGTTGGTTGCGTATCC